CCAAAAGTAGACGCGAAGGAAGATTGCGAGAAATTAATTGATGGTGTGCCATTTTGAAGCCTCACGAAACCTCTACCATCGCCAGTTTTTCCTAGCAAAATATTATCTGTGCCTGTGTCTGTAGTTTCAAAATCAAGCTCAATCTCAAAATCACCAGAGAATGTAATAGGTGATGCAATCTCATAATAAGCATTTGCAATCTGGTCTAGGTCTATGAATACCCTCCCCCCAATCTTTTTGTAAAACCACTCATACATACAATCCATTAAAGCCTTCATTATTACTTCCTCTTACCTTTACGTTTCATTCCAGCGTAGCTACCGTTGTCTGCTCTATTAGCAGTCTTAGAACGTACCCTAGTATTGCTCTCCTCCTTACTTCCTCCATTACGTAGAGGCTTCTTGTGGTCTATATCCTTACCATCTCCTTTAGAAACCTTACCTTTCTTTATAGCTTGATTACGAGCTTTGTTCCTAGCTGCACGTTCTTTCTTGGCTTTATCTGTAGAATTATAAGCTCTCTGTTGTTTACTTCTCGCAGATGCAGTAGCTGATGTTTCACCTTTCTTTGGCATAATTTCCTCTTAATATGTCATTCATCGTATAATATAGACCGTTCATCGCATTTATGCTTGACAGCTTTTCAAATATCCAGTACTTTATACATAATCACTAAGTAATTATCTACTACTTATCTATAACTATCTAAACATCCGTACTAACTTAAACTATCCTTTACTTAATCTCAAAAGTAGATTCACCTTCTTCCCAAAAAGTACTCTTACCTTCTTTCATCCTCTTTATAGCATGCTTTACAATCTTCTGTTTTATAGCAGGTGTATAGTTCTCATTAAGAACATTATCAATCTCTTCCTTGTTTAGCGTTGGTACTAGAGAAGGCATTAGTACTCTTTTATCATCAATATCAAAGCTAGTTGAAAGTTCTGTACTAAAGCCCCCTTTAGGGTGAGGAATCTTACCAAAGTAACCATCTGCCTTGTCTGTACCATCCTCTCGTTTTCCATAATCTGTATTTGATACTGTTTCTACGTTACTTTTTTTTTGAGTCGGAGCCACCTCTTGTAAAGGTATATTTACATATTTATTAAGAAGTCCCATAGCCTCATCTGCTACTAACTTAACTTCAGTACCTGTTACATTTGACATAGCTTTAACATAATCATTTACTACAACTAAAGACGCATTAAGATTCATAAGATTAGTTACCATACTAGCATCTGTGCTTTGTCCTAGAGAGCCTTCCTTGTACTTAAAATTTAAAGAACCGTTTGTATTCTGCAATTCAATTTTGTCTCGCAGGTTGTAACTCCCTTTTTGCATAGAGGGTTTGCTTCGGTCAATGCGAATCCCTGTTGTCTCAGCAAATGCCATTCCACTTACACCAAGATTAACTAACTCAGTATAAGCATTATTAAAGTTATTTCTCAAATGGTTATCAAAACTTGAAGTCAAAGCAGAAATAATGTCAACACCTTCAGATACAGCGTTATCAACAGCAGGTTTAACTTTTTCTTTATAGTCATCCCTAGCAAATATTGATAGTGGCGCACCGAGAACAGCTTTAGACGCTCCCTTACCTTTCTTGTCTGTGTTACCAGTATTGCCATAGGTAAGACTATCTTCCATCCACTGTATGTCTAAGGGGCTTAATTCCTTACCATTGTCTAACTTAGCTGCTATGTAATCCCTAGTAATAGCATTCCCTTCTGAGACAGCCTCCACATCCGCTTTATCAAAGAAGCTAGCAGTACTATTCATAATAAAATTAACCACTTCTAGACCCACAGGGGCTGTATCGGTGGGAGTTGTGTTTACGCCCTTATCAACAACTTTAGGTGGAGGGGTTATATCACCTCCTGCGGCTTTTACTGCGTGCCATAATGTATCCTCTCCACTACTTACAAGACTATTTCCTCCGAATTTTATATTAGTAAAGTGCTCTAATATATTTTTAACATCATTCACATCCTCAGCCGAACCTTTTCCACTTGACCTTTCAGCTTCCTTAACTCTAGCAAAAGCCTTAAAGAATTGTGAAGATAGGTAAGCATTGACTGTACTTGCTACTCCGTTAATCATCTCTTGACTCACATCCTTTCCAGAAAGTACATCCTTAACTCTAGGGTTATCTAGTATACTAGATATTTGTTGTGTATATCCATTAACTAATCCGTAATCTAAGAACCTTGCCTTATCCTTCCCCATCAATTCTCGTATCTTTGCAGGTGCATTTACTGTAGCTTCTCGAATGGTTTTTATAAATTCATCTTTTGCTGCTAAACCCCCTTCATTGTCCCCTGTTCTCCATGCCTGAGTCACTTTCTCTAGTTGTGCATTCATTTTAACTTGTAAGATTGTACGTGCTTGAGATAGGATAGGTGCAGTAGCATCTTCAGAAACCTCTGCAATCCTTTTCTGAACAGCTATCTCCTCAGACATTACATCTAATTTATTAGCGAAGTCTTCTCTCTGTTCAGGAGTTAGCGCATCTATTTCTTCTTGTCCCATACCCAACATCTGGCTAGCCCAAGCTGAAGCTCCTATGTTAATCTCATCTTCTTTCGCTTTCTCGGCTTTTTCAGCAGAAGCTATACGAGCATCAATTTCAGAAACAGTATCCCCTGTAATAGTATTTGTAGTTTTAAGTATACCCATTGCCATTGAAGGTGAGTAATCTTTAAAGAAGTCTGTTTCCATTGAATTTCGTTTAGTTTTTGAAAGAGTATTATTTTCCCCCGTCTGCCTAATTTCCCGAAATTTTAATACACCTTCAGCAAATTTTTGCTCATCCTGCATCTCTTTTTGTGCAATAGCATCTAAAGAGTTTTGGGCTTTGTTTTTCGCATAGAACTGTAAGCCTGTGCCAATAGCATTAACTATATCCCCTCCTAAAGACTTACTAGGGGGAGAAAAAGTAGGAGACTGAGAAGCAGTCTGTTGTAGTTGTTTTATATCTCTAGTAAACTCTGCCATTAGTTAGTGACCTCTTCTAGTAATTCATCATTTAATTCTTCACCTGTTTTTCCGTAGAGTTGTCGTAACGCACTCTCTAGCACATCTTTTTCAGATACAAGTGATACTTCTTGTGGGCTAGCCTGTATTTGTAATTTAATAAGACCTAACCTTTCTTTTATTCTTTCCTTCCTTACAGCAGGAGTTTCTTGTTGTAAAGCATAAAGGAGAACACTGATACCTTTTTCCTGTATAGATCTGTCTATAGTTAAACCTCCAATTTTTATAGGCTTTCCTATTTCTACTATTTTAGACCTAAATGTTTTAATACCCTCGTCCGTTAATAAGTCAGGCTCACCTATTATCATTGCTCTAAAGTTTCTAATTAAAATTTCACTAGCTTCCTCTTCTGAAAGGTTATCACCTTTCTTTATGAACGCATTGTTCAATTCAAATTGTGTTTTTCGCATCATATAATTTTGAAATGTATCAGAAGATGTTCTTGGTAAATCTTCTCTTTTAAAGTTTCTATTAGCGTAAGCTGCTGAATAAGGGACACCCCCTATTAATTGAGAGGTTTGCTCATACATCGTTGTTTTATCTTTAGGAGAAAATGTTGACTTCGATACTCTCCTTTCAATATTGGTAGCCATGTGTATAGCTACAGCATCATCAACAAGTTTTAATTGTGATGCAAATTCTAATGCTGCAAAGAGAGCATCTCTGGAATCTAAATCCTCCATAGCCATTATCATTTTAGCGTTGTGTATCATAATTTTAACAGATCCAGCAGCAGCTACATAAGGTAAACCTAAAATAGAATCAAGAGCATTTTCTGTAGAAATTCCTGTTATTTTGTTGTACATAGATTTTATATAACTGTTGGTTGTATACTTTTCATTCCAATCAACATCCCCATCGAATAAAGCATTTGTAGAAGAAGTCGCTAATCCCATATAGTAAGTTTCTGCTAGGAAGTTTGAAGGTTGGTCTATACCTACACTTTTAAAGAGAGCTTGAGCTTGAGGATCTAACATCTTATCAAACCTACCTTCCGCTATTGCCTTTAAATATTCTTTCTGGCTTTCTCCAAAGTCTAAGTCAAGTGGGTCAAAGTAAGCCGCCCCGAACATTAAGCCTCCAATAAACATTCCACCTAGAGCTGTTGCTTTTGTTTTAGTATGAGGATTAACATTACGACTCCCTTTAGGTCTTAAAACAGAAGACATGAAACCTAGAGTAATAGTGTCTGCGTATTGTCTTGTAGCAAGTCTTGCCACATAACTATGTAAAGCCATTGCCATTTTAAGAGGATTATCCGCATTTTGGAAACCCAGACGAGCCGTATCATTTTGATTCAAAGAAAGCCCTCTAGCTTCATATGTTATTTGTTTTAGATTTTCAGGTGACATCCAATCCGAACCCTTATTCGCCTTAACAAAATTATTCTTTGCTATAAAAAAAGTAAGGAGTTCAAACATATCCATAGCACCTAGAACACTACCTTTCATTAGTTTAATAGGTAAACTTAGTGCTTTAGATACAGCTACTGTAGTACCCCTTGTTTTTTTATTCTCCATAAGAGTTTGTAACAAGAAAGACATATCTGTTTGGTAATCTTGTCCAGCACCTACTGTCCTAACAATCCCACTGTCTATTATAACTTCCATTTCTTTTTTAATTACACTGACATCCACACCCCTTTCCGCAGCAATAAGTTTATGCCAAGTTCCTATGTTGTCTGTATTCTGCGCCATAACAAGAGGCACAAACTGAAACATAAGTTCGTATAAGGATTTTGCTACAGTCACAGGGCCTTGAGCAAGAAGAAATGGAGTTTGTGCAATCGGCCCCATAATTTGATACAAAGCATTCCCCCAGATATATCTGACATTTGTCAACCCTGAAGCGAGTGCTTGGGCTTTTGTTATATCTAACTTTTTTAAACCTGCTTCTATACTTGTGTTACCTTCTGCACCTGCCCACATTTCTGACTTTCTAATAACAGAGTTTACCCATTCAGCAGCATTATCTAGATCTCCACCTTCTGCTAGTCTTATTCTTCTGTGAAAAGATATAGCATCTTGCACCTTAACTGCGTTCTGAGGAAGATTTTTAAATATGCTTGCTTGATTAAAAATATTAATGTCAACAGGGAACTTAGGTACAGATAAAATATCTTTGTTCATATCCATAAAGCGTTGTTTCATTAAACTTTGAGTGGGCTGCTCGTATTTATTACGAGTTTTATATAGAGTTTTTATATAAGCATCATATGGGTCAAGCACTTCTGCTACACCAAACTCTTCACCATGAAAACCTTTTAATCTTTCTCCTCTTTCTATGCTCATCTCTAAAGCAACAGCTCCTGATGTTGTTAAATTATGCCTACGAGCATATTCTCTTGTAGGTTGAATTGCATCTTCTAATTTACTAGGTAGTTTTGCACCTCTATTAGCTAATGCTGCGGCTAATAAATTAGCTTCTTTTATATTCTTAGATATCCCCATAGGGACTCTAACATTTTGTGATATACCATCAACTTTTTTTCTAACTATCCCGAGAACAATGTGTCCATCATCTTTATAAGATGTTTGATAATGACCCTTTACATAAGGTACTACATCTTTTTGTAAAGGCTTTATGTCTTCTGCTGCCCTTCTTACAATAATTTGTGTAAATTCCCCTACAGGAGTTTTTACAGGCTTATACAGAGTTGCTACAACACCCCCACCCTCATACAACCCATCTACAATGTTTTGATTAAGAGGAAGATCTGTTTTGCTTTCAGGGTCATATATACGTGTCCCTTTTAAGGACTTAGCTTCGGGCTTATTAAGGAGAGGTTTTGATATATAACGCTCATTACCAATAGCTGTTGTTTTGTATCTCCCCTCAGAAAGAAGAGCATACTCCATGTCATTCTTAATATACCAATTAGCAGAGTTAATATTCCTAGCAGCTTTTAATGCGTCAATTGTTCTTTGAGAAGGACTTCTCCCTAACAATTCAGTTAACTTTATTAAATCTATTTCATCAATACCCATATCCTGCATTTTAGTAGAAAGCATATTAAAATCATTTAGATCATCTTTGTGTGTAGAAAGTTCAAATAAACTTTGAGATTTGGCTTCTAAATCCATACCAAAAGCATTAGCCCTATCTCTTATGTTGCTGTATGTTTGTTGTATTTTATCATTAAATAACAAATCATCATCGAAGATCTGATTAAGAAGAGGTTTAAAGACTCCACCTGTTACTAAGCCTTCACCACCTAAAAACATTCCATTACCTGACAAAGGAGTTGTTTGCTGAACCTGCCGAATTTCTATAAAGTAATCCCCGTATCCATTCACGCCTTCCATTAAATCATCAGAAAACCTTCCGTAAGGAGTTTTTCTAACTACTGTTGCATTGTCTCCATACAGCTTTTTAACAACGTTACGTGCATCCCCTGCTGTTTTAAAACCTCCATCTTTAGATTCCCCCATCCTAACAACAAAAGTTCCTAGAGATCCAGTTGAGGAACTAGGGTTAGCTTCAAAAAAAGATTTATCTAAATGAGGTGTCGTTGTTTCCCCCATATCTTTTGAAACTTGTAAAACGTATGCAGGTAATAACCCGTCTATTTCTTCTTTTTGTAATTGTTGTGCTAAGTGATTGCTATCTATTTTTCTTTGTAAAGATTCACTTAAATAAGTGTGGTGTATACCATCTGGTTGTGGAAGGTCATCAGAGTTTTTTGCCATACGAGGGAGTATTCTTCTTGGCATATCAGCAGGGGATACACCCATAGAGTCCGTAACATCCTTAATATCTCTATCAGAAGTTAATTTTTTAAACTCTTGTGTATTTTTAGAAACAACTATATCTAGAGCTGTACCTGTTCCCCCATTAGGATATAGAGGGTCATTTCTACTCATAAACTCCCCTTCAATATCAGGAGATTTTTTTAATTCTATAGCTTCAATTGTATTGTAAAAAACAGAATCCGTCAGACGACTTATCTTCCTCATTTTTAAAGAGTCTTTTATAACTTTTACTAAAGGAAATAATACGGCTACTTCTGATATTAAATTTTCTGTAAAGTTTATAGCATCATTATAAGTAAATTCATCTACTTTATCGGGGCCTTCTAGAATTTTTTCAAACACTTTAGTAGCTATATCTAACTTTAATAAATCGTTGTCGGTTGCACCTGAAGTTTGTGTCCTTTGAAGTACCTCCACTAGTCCCGTTAAATAAGCTGCTTGGCCTTCTGGGGGAGTTGACCAATACTTTTTAGCTACGTTGTCCATAGCCGTATTACCAGCTAAAAGCTGCATAGCATATTCAGACTTACCTTCAGCTAAGGCATTCTGAAAATCTACGTATATTAGCTCCCCATAAATAGGAATTAATATTTCCCCTATATCCGCTAACAAGGAATCGGGTTTTAAAGACAAAGACGCAGCAGTCGAAAAAGCTTGCATTGTTCTTACTTGATTATTTAAAAAAACAAAAGCATTTTCTGGTATTACTTTATCATGAGACAAAGCATCATAAAAATTCACTTGAGATTTTACTTTTTTTGTTTCAGGCTTTGTGTTTTCTATTTCTATAAAGTCTTTTACTTTCTTTGCATTTTCTTCTGGACTCTCGCCAAGTGACTTCATTAAAGACTCTTCTTTTGCAGTATTAGCAATAGTAGTCATATTATTATCAGAAGTATCCCTTATAGAAGGAAGTCCTTGCAAAGCCCTTTCCTGCTCGGCTTTAACAGTTTCAGGAGGAATAGGTTTTTCTGAAAACAAAGAAGATATAAACACCTGTTCTTTTATATCTGCTGGCTGTTCTATTTCTCTAGGAGCAGTTCTTATTAAGTCATTTCCTTTATAAGACGGTTTATTAACCAAATCGGTTTGACCTATAATAACATCAGGCTCTCGTTGCTCCCCCCTTACAGCATTCTCCTCACCTTCCTTCATTTCAAGATCTTCAAAGGCAGTCTCTAGTGATTTTACAGCTTCAGGATTAAATCGACTTAAGGTGCTATTCCCTGCTTCTGTAGTGGGTTTATCTGAAACAAGTTCTGTTTCTAATGCTCCAGCCTTCCTAATATCATCTAGAGTATAACCTTTAACTTTTAAGTCTTTAGCTTTTTCTACAGCCTTAGCTTGATTATCTTTAGCTTCAGGATGAGACTCAATCGTGCCTTCTTTTGTTTCTACTTTTCTCATTTATTACACCTACTGAGGGTTTAAATCTATTACAGGAGCGCCACCATCAGCCCTTGGAGTCGTGCTATTTGGCGACATACTTGAAGCCATCATTGCTAAGTTAGCTACAGAATTAAACGTAGAAGCTTGCCCTGCATATTGATTAGATTTAGCCATATTCCGTGCAATACGTGTTTGAAAGAAATCCATTTGATTTGAGAACTGCATATTCCCTGCTGTAAGAGAACCTACGGCACTATACCCACCTTGAGCTGCACTACTCTCTAATGTCCCTCCCGTAGCTGCTCCTTGAACTATCTGTGCTTGAGCTATACGCTGTTGACGTACTGCTGCCATTTGCTCTCTAGCTTGCTGCGCTCTCCTTACACCCTCTTGGTTACGAGCCGCTTTCTTCTGTTGTTTACGGGACTTCTCCCCCGAAACAATACTCCCTACTGTTGCAGTACCTGCTATTACTAAAGCTGTTGTTACAGGGTCAAGCATAATAGTTCTCCTTTAAATTGACCATTACTTGTGTACATTTCATCTATTACATCCATACCAAATAAACTACCAAACTTAGTAAGTTTTTTATTGTTACTAAAAGCATAAAGTTCATTTCGAGGGGCTTGGTCAATTAGGATGTAAAAAACATTAAGCATCTCTCTATACACAGAAAGCTTCCATTTTTGAACAAGACAATGCACTACCCACCCCATTGAGCTATCCTCAATGTATACAGAAAAATTAGAATCTTTGTATAGACAAGGGTGTTGTATAGAATCTTTTTCTAAAATATCTACAATCACATTCTACCTCTCATTGTATAGCCTACTGAGTACCCTAAGAGTTGCATATCTTTTTCTGGCTCTGCTTGGAATACAAATTGAACAGCATCCCCATTACCACGAATATTAAACTTCTTAGAGATAAGACTTTCACCTGTATCAAATGTATAGGGGTAGACATCTGGTATAAAGCCTCTTTGCATTGGCTTGTATAACTGCATTGCTTTACCTCTACCTTCACCATTCAAGATACCTGTGTACTTCCCGTATGCGGCACTCTTATCGAAATCCCAACGAGCTTGAAACAAACAAGCACTAGGATAATCAAATACATAACTATCTGCTTCATATCCTGTTATTGTTGTTTCTGTCTTTCTGAAAAATACTTTAGCTTGTGACACAACTTTCTTATTAGAAAACTTACCAAGTGTTTCATAACCAGTGACAAGATAAGCTTCTTGGTCTGTACCAAAATCTTTAAATACACGATTAACTCTAGAAGAGAATGAGTACGTGACATTAGTATCAGTTTGAAGAGAACTGGGATAATACAAAGCATTAGCTATGGTAAATGGCATACGGAGTTTGTAGGAGGCACTAGATTGTTTTTGAGGATAGAATGCACCTACAGTTGTATCTAGAACTAAACCTGCACCTTGTGTCTTAGGAAGCCACCATTCACATTGTTTAGTACCTGAGTTATATACGCCTTGTGCGCCTTCTCCTGCAAGAGTAGATAAGTAATAAGAACGTATGGATGTTTCTGTAATATCTGTAGCATCTGCTGTATTAAATTGATTTACAGATATTTGCATAATAGCGTTATTAGAAAAGTAATAGATATTATTATCTGCTACTACAATACTTTTAGCACTGTCTATACCCCTGTCGGTAATCTTTTCTACATTAAAAGATGTAGCTTTAAATCCTCCATCAGGGTTGTAGATATACCACACACCATTACCAGCAAAGATAAGAACACCTGAACTATAAGATTGCATAGCCTTGATACGTTGAGTATCTTCTAGCTCTATTACACCTCCATCTGTATCTAGTAAATCTGGAAACTCACTGCTAGTAGGGTCATTTTGTTGATAACACCTACCTACATCACTGTCAGTTTCTACTATTTGAGTGAAGTACACCATACTATCTACAGCGTAAAAGAATCTCCCAAATGCACTAGCACAGGAAGTAGGGTTCTTAAAGTTCTTCTTAGGGCTATCTACCGCCATAGTATCCTCTTATCTCTTTTAATTTCATTATTCTATAGCTAAAAATTCATCAAAAGGTGGCTTGTAAGGAGGAATACCACCACCACCAGAAGGAGTATTAGTGTCTTCAGGGTCTATAACATCAGGCTCATCTGGATTATATGTAGGAGTTCCTGAAAAGTTTATAGTCCCTATAGGAACTAATGTTGTACTTGGCGCACCATCTTCTTCAGGGTTAAGCAATTTAGCATCTCTGTTAAAATCATTAATGTCATAAACATAATGACCTCTCCCTGCTTTACTGTTTCCGAAGTTAGCCCCTTTAACATCTTTGGATGAGAAGACTGTATCCCCACCTTCATCTATAATAACTCCTACAGAAGCTACCTGTGCATTACTAGGATAGACTCCTGTAAAATCTTTAAAGGCAGTTGTTACAAGTTTTTCTACTTTATTACCTTCTAAATCGGCTCTTGTAAGATGCCAATCAGCATTAAATAAATTGTACTTATGGTTGTCTGAAAGATTAATAGGTTGCTCGGATATTTCTAATCCATCATCTACTAATTCAAAGTCACGTACATTTACCTTAACACTACTAACAAAAATTTCTTTTGTAAGTTCTTTGTACTCACACATAACAGGGTTAGTACCTTGGTCTGTAGTGATAATGAGGAAGTTAGTTGTTTCAGCTATTTGTGTTTTTACTACAGCCGAAGAAATTGCAACCTCTGCTATAAATGTAAAGTCATCATCTACCGCATGAAAACGAAGTTTGGTTTGTGGTGTGTCGTCTGTAACTGTAACACATACTAAAGATGGGCCTCTCCAATAGAATACATTTTCTACAGCAGCAAACCCTCCAGTAATAACAAAAGGAGTTACTAAATCTTGAAACCCTAAACGTCTTTTACGAATTAATCCATCTTTATTAATTACAAAATTTAATTCATCTGATGTGAAACTTTCAGGAAAAGCAAGAGCTGAAGTCTCGGTATTCAAACCTTTGATTAAAGAAAGATAATCTTTTTGTCCTGAAGCCCTCATAACTAATCCTTATACTTACCCATTAAAAACTTCTTAATGGCACTAGGTTGTTTATGTTTATCTGGAACTTCCAAATTGTTTACTTCTGCCCACTTCAATAAGTCTGCTTTATTATTTAAGCTTTCTAAATCTGCACTCTTTACAACAGAAGATGCAGGGGCTTTCTTACTTAGCTCATAAAGTTCCCAAGCTCTCGCTGCTTCACTCTTTCTAATAAAGCATCCACTAAGTGCTTCAGCAACTTTACCACTCCGACTCCACCTATAAAAACCATCAAAGATTAATTTGTAATCAGTATCCATTATTAGCCATGACCTCTAGGTACGTAACTTCCACTTAGACCTTTCCTTCCATAAGAAGCTTTACTACGGCCTTGTCCTAATGTACGGTTGTCTTGTTGAAGTTTTATTTTCTTAACTCTTGCTCTTTGAGCAATCATTCCGATAGGTTGTTGATGAACTAAAGTAAGAGCTTCATTAAGAAACATATCTAAGTAAGTTTCAGATAAATGATTTGGGATAGGTATTTCAAAAACATCTTCTTGTAAAAAGACTTTCTCTTGAGAGCCTACAAATCTGGTCTTACTTGCTTGAAGGGTAGTATCGAATTCGTTATTATAAGAATCGAATACAACATGAACATTATCAAAAGAAGTGAAATAAGAAGGAAATTGGTTAGTTTTAATAGACATTCTATTATCATTGTAACCTTTTACTATTATAGAGTTTGTAGTATTTGAATGCAACGTATGCTCTACAAAATCAAGTGGAGGTAAGTACGTTATTAATTGGTAATCAAGTTCACCTGTTTTCTTTGATACGTTGTACCAAATTTTACTTTCTTGTATTTTCTGTACCTTTTTAGGTAGCAGCATAGAATTAGGACGAGCTATATCTGATAAGGATTCTAAAGCTAGATCATCCATAGTAAATAAAACATTGTCGTATTCTTGCACCATTTGGTAGTACACACGTTCTGCTATTTTAGCTACTTGTTGAGACTCATCCGTATCAAATATACTGTCTACATAAAAACCACTTGTTGCATCAAGGTACTCTTGAACAACCATTAACAATGTTCTTCTCATTTTTTATCTCCAAGGAACTTTATGAAAGGGACTCCTAAGAATCCCTTTTAAAAACTACCTGTTAATTAGACAGGCGTTGCTATAGTCACTAATGCTTCAGGACGTTTAAGCGCAAAGCCATAACGACAAGTAGCAGACCATTCATCACGTTTCAGGTTAGTGTTACGGAAGAATTCAGTCTCAGGACGCTGACGGATAACACCCATGAACGGCATTGAAGTGTCATTAGCCATAGACATTGCAACACAACCTTTACCAGTAATTGCACCACCACCAGTACCATCACTTTTGGCAAGAGCTTCACCAGTAATAGCTGGCAAGTTGTGACTTACCATGATGTTAATACCAGCAATGTTACGAACAATATTAAGCTTATCCCCAAAGCCAGTTTGCACTAGACCTTGTACATCGAAGTTAAACTGTGAACCATTAGTTACTTCAGTAATGTTTAAGAGCTTATTAAGATCGTACTCGGTTTCAGGAGTAACTATTAACATACGATTTTCGGTAGGGACATAAGCCTTATCAAAAGCGTACTTGATGAACATGATGTCCTCAATAGTTATAGCACCACCAGTACCACCACCTTTAAGACGATGAGGGACACCACCAATAGCATTGTTATTACCAAGAGTCTGAGAGTTAGCTGTAGCTAGAACAGCAGTCTCCATATCTGTAGCCATAGCAATACCAGACTTGTGGACATTCTCTTGATAGAATGCTTCTGATTGATGCGCATCTTGCTTCATACGGTCTGTTACAAAGAAACCATCCTGCTTATAGGCAGTAACAGTAAGGTCTTTACGAGAAGTAGTCATACCGTCATAGGTAATCTGAGTATTCTCTGTGTAATCTGAAACATCACGATCTGCCGTCAAGGTAACATTAAGAGTGTCACCATCAGGGAAGATACCTGTTTTGTCATCGAACAAAGGACGACCAACTAACCAGTCATCAAACTGCTTCTCTAAAGAAGCTTGATATAGCTCTTGACGAACTAGGTTAGGTACTGCTGCATAAGTAAAAGTTGACATAATATTTTCTCAGTTAGAAAGTTAATTTAACACCTTGTTTCTCTGCAATCTTACGATAGTTATCTACTGCTGTATTTACGCGTGTGCGGTCGTTAAAACCCCGCGAAAAATCCAGACCAGTTTCTTTATTTTGGCTAAAACCAGATACAGAGTTACTAGGGTTATAAGTTGTTTTGGGTTGTTTATCTAAACCGAATAACTTTTTAAAGCGTTTCGGATTAGCCTGTGCCTCTTTGATAATATCTTCATCAGACATACCTAAGTCCTTAGCACTTTCACGGAGTTTCTGCTCATAAGAATCTCCATATATCGCTTGTGCAGCACTAATACTTTCATTTTGGTTTTTACTAAACACTTCTTGTTGTTGAGAAGTACTTAATGACCCCATAACTTCTTGTAGTAGTTGCTGTTTAAGCGTTTCAACGTCCAACTGAGGGGTTGTCTCAGTGGTTTGACTTGGCTGTAATTCATTCACAGGGGATTCCTCTTTATTTTTTAATTGTGATAAAGCGTCTTCCAGCTTTGTACTTTGGTTAAGTTTAGCTTCAAGTTCCTGAATTCGAGCTTCCATCGTTTTAGTCTCATCAACCTTATCTTTGATAAAGTTCTGAGCAGATTGCCAAGATTGTTGAGCTTCTTCTGTGTTGTTAAAAAGACGCTCCTTACCTTGACTATCTGTACCACCGAAAAGTGGTTTAACCTCTTCCTGAGAT